GACATAACAGTCTATAGTAAAGTAACCGATGAAGAAAAAGGAATTACTGAAGGTCAAGGTTTAAGAATTAGTTCTGATGATTTCGATCCTAAATTGCATAACATGGCAGCACCTACTGATGACAAACCATCAGCTTTCAAAGAAAAAATAGATTATATTAATAGTTTAGATGAAACAGATGAAAAAAAACAAGAATTAATTTTTGGTTTAATAAATGGTAATAGAAATGTTTTATCTGAAGAAGAACAAAAAAATTTAATTTTATTTGAAAAAGAGCTTGCTGCAAAATTAAAAATCGCAGAGCCGATACTTAATAACGCTATAGCTGATGCAACAGATGCAGCAGCATCAGAAACTAATTTCTTATCACAAAAAGCTTTATTAGATGACGCTATTACCGGAAGATCTTTCTTTGATACTAGAAAATATTTTGGCGATTTGAAAGCACAATTTCCATCTTTGTATTCAATATTGCCATCTAACTTGCAAGAAACATTTGATAGTATTGTTGACGGTAGTGCTGTATCAACAGATGCAGCAATTGCATTATCTAACAGAGCTACACTAACAACCGCAAAAGGCGGAGCAATACCAGGAAATTTAAATACAAAAGAATTTGATGCAATTGTACAATCTAATTCAGCTGTGTTTTTTCATCCAGAAGCACAGTCTTTTATAATTGATTTAAATATTAAAGATGCACAAATAAAACAAGAAAAAGGTGAATTAGTTGAAGAGTTATTTACGCAGGGAACAGTAAATGGAGAAGAATTTAATTTAGCAGACGGTGCAATAAAAATTTTGAATATTACAAATCAAAAATATGAAGATTATAAAAATTCTGATGAATATCAAGCAGGTGTAAACAGAGTTCTAAATGTAGGAGAATTAGTGCCAACAAGTGTTTTAGCAAAATCTGAAAGAGATATAATTATCAATGATGTAAACATAGGTCAAACAAAAGAATTATTTGCAAATGGTGAATTAAGTTTTGTAGGTTACTCAAACGCTGATGGTATATTTGTTAATCCTGCAAATGGAGAGTCAATCACAGTTAAACCTAACACCCCAGTATATAGTATATTTAGAGGCGAAATCACTGGTGATAAAGCTACAGTCTATTTAGCTACCCAGGATGAATTGTTATAATGGTTACAAAACAAGAAGTTGAAACTAAACAACTTAAAGATATAGTTGATTTAGAGAGTTTTCTAAAAGTTACCGATCAAACAAGAGAAGACATCAATAAACAATTAGAAGCACAACGATTAACACCTACAATATTACCATTTGCAGAAAGATCTGAAGATTTACTAGGTATAAAAACATATGAAAGTGAATACATAAAACTTTTAAAAGAAGCTGAAGACATTGCTTTTAATAATCAAGTAAAATTATTAGAATCAATTATAGGTGTTCCAATTGACATTGATTCTAAAGCTTTAGGATCAGATTACGTTTTAGATGGAAAACCACAAAATAAACCAGGACAAGTTTTTCCTAATATATTAAATTTAAATCCAGACATAGGTTTAAAAGGTGATTTAGCTAGAAGTAATGATTTTAATTCTAGAAAAAAGAAATTTCTAGAAGCGTACCCAGACGGTGAATATATACAAGTTATGTTACCTTTAGGGGATGGTGATACAAAATATCCTGAACTTTACATTAAAAGCGTAAAAGATTTTGAACAAGAAAAAGAAAAATTTAAATTTGTTAATTTAGAAGGTCTAGATAAAGGTGATTTAGGTACAGCTTTAGGTACAATTTTTGATGAACAGTTTTTAGCTGAAACAGGAGCTTATATTACAGTCAACAAAAAAGGCCCTTTGACAAAATTTTTATCCGTTTTTGCTGGAGCAAGAACAGGTATCGAATTACGGGAAGGTGTTGAAACTCTAAGAGGGTACGGAGAAAATGAATACAACGATGCCGTAATAGACAGGCTAAGTTTTTTTAATGATATTTTTTTAGATTATGATGATGCAATAAACGCAGGTTTATCAGCTACTTTATTTTCTGCTGGTGATATGATTCTAAAAAGACTTTCAGGTGATAGACTTTTAAATGTTGAAGGTGCAAAAAAATTAAATGAGGCTGCAGAAAGACTTGGTTTACCTCCCTTGCTATTAGCACAGTTAATAGCCAATCCAGCTATTAGAAAATCATTTTATCAAGCGGGTGAATTTACTTCAACAGTTGAAAATGCTTTACGAAATCAAAGTGATCAAGTTTTAGATTCATTAAAAAAATTTAGGGGTTCTGACACGCCTTTAAACGAAGCAGATTTATTAGAAATTAGTAAAAATCTTGAAGGTGAAATGGCAAAGCTTATACAGTTTTTTCCAAATCAAAAAGTAGCAAATGAGTACGAACAGTTTTTTAATCAGCTTACAGATTTTTATACTTTAAATCAAAGTGATTTAACAAAGTCCCTTACCAACAAGGCTTTAAAACTAACAAAAATAAATGGTGAAGCTGTAAACACATCAATAGATTTTACTTATTTAAAAAGAAATCTTTCTTCTGAAATACAGAAAAATGTAAAAATTAGAGGCGAACCTAAGTTTGATAAAGACAAAATGGGTTTTGTTGCAGGAGATAGATTTGAAGTACCAACAACAGCAAGTTCTGATGCACAAGAACTTTTAACATTAATAAACAAACTACCAAAAGTAGTACAAAATTTTGAAGATATTTCAAGAGCAATAAAACCAAATCAAAAAAATTTTGAAAATAGTTTTCAAGCACTCTTAAATATTAGAGATAAGGCTTATCAATTATCTAAAAGTACAAATAGCGCAGATGCAGCAATTGGTTTAAAAGTTTTAAATTCTGTTAAAGAAATGATGAATCCTTCAATGAACAGAGCGGGAAATTACATTAACGGAAGTCCTGAATTTATGAGTGTTATTAAAATTATGAATAATAATTTGACTGATTTTGAACAAGTTATGAATTATGGGTTTGTAAAAGACTTAATGTCAAAAACAAGTGATTTAGATACTTTAACTAGATTTATATTTAACCCGGATAATAAAATTGCAGGTAAAACTTTACAAAAATTAATGTATGGTTTTGATGAAACACCAAACCCACAAGGAGTAGTTTTTGAAAATCGAATAAAACAACTTTTTATAAATCATTTAATTAATGATCCATCATTAACAGGTAAACGTTTGAAAGATTGGATAGCAAAAGATTCAGACACTTTAAAATATTATTTAGGAGACGGAGCAGAAGAAAAAATTAAACAATTACAAAAAATAGCTAATTACAAAGATTTAATGGACAATAGTATTTTTGTTCAGGCATTAGAAAAACAAGGTACTGACTTTGAAATTATAACTGAAGCAATAAAACAAGCTAATAAAAATAAAATTGGAACAGACAAAGTTTTAGAGAATTTAATTAATCAAGGTGGAGATAACTTTGTTCAATCTGTTAGAGCAGGTATTATAGAAAATGCGCTTGATAAGGCTACTAAAACAGCCGGAACAGGACAAGTTGGAGAAATTTTAGATTACAAAATTTTACAAAGAGAAATAGACAAAATTCTTAAAAATAAAAATTATTTAAAATTTTTTGATGAGGATTCTATTTCGAAGCTAAACGATTACAGCACGTATATAGCAAGATTGAGAGAAGGTGGTGATGTTGGTGGAGCTATAACAGGTGCAACACAAAGATCACGTTTATCTGAGTTTAACCCTGCAACACTACTAGAATTTGCAATAGTCGGTTTTAAAAATGATATTTTAGCAAGAATTTTAGCAAAGCCTGGCAATACAAAAGCAATAATTGAGAATGTACAGTCTCCTTTAGATAGAGTCAGATTTGGAGCTATTCTTGGAGCTTATGATAGATTAGCAGATGAATTTGGAATAACTTTAACTGAAGGTGATCAAATAAATACTGGAGTTTTTACTCAAACTGTTCCTGTATCATCTATAATTAAAGGTGAAAGATTTAAATCAGATACCTATCCAGAAATAATTGAAAGAGATAATCAAAAACCTAAAGAGGATCAAACATCTCAAATACCGGTAAATTTACTTGATGCAATACCTTCAAGTAGTTTAAACAATTTTAACTTAGCTAATAATAAAATAAATACTAATATTGCTGCAGCTGGGCAAAGAGTTTTTGGTACAGATGATCCTGTATTCAGTGGCATTGCAAACACTAATGTAGGAAGGCAGGTTGTTGCGTAATGGTTTCATTTAAAACAACATACGATGATGACGGAAATCCTATAAGACCTAAAATATCTAGTAATATGAGTTTTAAAACAGGAGACGTTGTTTCTGCTGATCCTAATAATCCTGACATGACTATTATAGAAAGAAAAGGCGAAGGTATAATGAGTGTAGATCCAAGACAAGAATCAGGTGATAATGATCAAATAAAGGCATTAGAAATTATTAATAATCTTGGAACAGGTATATTTGATGATCCTGATGCATTCAAAAAAATTACAGAACCCTTAAAAATGATACCAGCTAATACAACGGATCCTAACGATCCACGAAACATGTATCAAATGTTAATAGCTAATTTACTTGGCATAGATAGAGGTGCAAAAAGTCTTGATATTCCTGGAAGCAGTCTACAAATGCCAAATTTTGGTGAAGCTGGCAAAGAATTTGCCGTAAATGAATTAGGTGCAAAAGATATTGGTCAATTTATATCAGCTCTTTTCACACCAAGTATATTAAAATTTATTGGTATGGCTAATGAAAATGATGAACCAGAAGAAACAGAGGAAGAGAAAAAAAGATTTTTCTTTTTTTAATAAATTATGGAAAAAGATTTTAATATAAGAAATATAGTTTGGATAAGCATGATTCTTATTTCAGCAGGTTCAGTTTACGGTATGCTATCTCAACGTGTCACGGCTCTTGAATCAAAACAAGCTATGATGGAAAATGCAATTCTTGAAGACATACCAGAAATAAAAGAAAGAATAATTAGATTAGAGACAAAAATAGAGATCCTAATCGATGAATTTAAAACAGATTAAAGGTGTAATTAGCGAACAGCTGGTAATAACAGATCTTTTAAAAAAAGGTTTTTTTGTTTTTACACCTTTGCATAGACAGTGCCCAGTTGACATAATTGCTGTTTCACCAAAGGGTAAACTACACTTATTTGATGTTAAAACACAATCTATAAGAAAGTCAGGAATGCACAAAGGACATTTTATTAGAAGAATTTTATCCCCAATACAAAAAAAATTAAAAGTAAATCTTGTTTATGTGACTGAAGAAGAAATAATATACGGCAGTCTTAAATCAGCCATTCTTTAAAATCTTCTCCCAAAACTTTTGTAGCAATATTAATTTTACCACGCAAAGATTTTAATATTTTTTCATCAATTGTCTTTTCAGCTATGAAGTCAATGTATGTTACTTTTTTATTTTGTCCTATTCTGTGCGCACGGTCTTCAGATTGCATTCTTACTTCTAAATCGTAGCTATTGCTAAAGTAAATAATAGTATTACTAGCAGTAAGAGTAAGGCCATACCCTCCGGTTCTAGGGTTGCCAACAAAGAACCGTAAATCGCTTTCTCTATCTTGAAAAGCATTAACGATATCTTGCCTATCTGCATCAGCAGTATCGCCGAAATAAGATTTGACAGAGTTCTCTCCGTATTTTTGTGTAATAGCTTGTTCAATTTTTTTAATATCATGCCTGTAAACGGCCCAAATAATGACTTTTCCATCTATTTCCTCCAAAACATTAAGTAATTCATTAATCCTATTATTTTTTAACTCAAGAGTTTTACCATCATCAGTAATCAAATGACCACAAGTTATTTGATGAAGTTTAATCATTTGTGTTAGTATGCCCGCTGCTGTTACAGTCTCTTTTTCTAAAATAGATATGGCAAAATTTTTCATCTCCACATACGCTTTCTTTTGTTCTGGCGTCATTTCAATATATCGTTTTGTGTATATTTTATCTGGAAGATCTAAACATTCAGATTTAAGAACACGGTAAGAGAATTGATTTAATTTATGTTCAAGTTCATCAAGTCTTTGGTAATCCACTATTTGTTTGAAAGAATGAGTTGCTACACTCCTACTTATCATAACAGCATATCTGTTTTTAAAAGAGTAGTAAGAAGCATGCCCTAATAATTCAGGATCAAGAAAATAACATTGTGTATATAAATCTAAGGGGCTTTTAGTTACAGGAGAACCTGTCAATATTCTTCTATACTTTGCTAGAGTTCTTAAATTACATACTGTTTTAGTTCTTTTAGCTGTCGGTGATTTTATAGTTGTTGATTCGTCTATAGCCATCAAACTTTGCGTCGCTGTTAGAAAACGTTTGCAAATTTCTGCCCCTTTAGATGTACTAAAAGCATCAATATTAATTAAAAATATTTTTAGATTATCTTGATCTTTTATAAAAGCACCATAATCTTTTAAAAATTTAGTTGAGGATGGATTCCAAACTAAAATTTTATATGGCACATGTTCTGGCATGTGTGTGGGAATTTCTTGTTTTTCCCAGTTTCTATAGACACCTTTTGGAGCAACAATTAAAGCAGAATTAATTTTTCCTTTGTCATGTAGCATGGCTATATTATCTATTAAAACTTTTGATTTTCCTGTGCCCATTTCCATAAATAAAGCAAAATTTTCTTTATTATGTGATGCTCCAAGAGCTTTTAATTGATGTTCATAAGGAACAGTCTTAAATTTGTAATCCATTCTATCCTATTATTATTTCTGATTTTGAGATATAATACTTGATTAATCAGAAAACAACCTTTATTTGGGAAATTAGAAAGTATGACAGTTTACGTTATTCAAGAAGTTAAAGGCAGAAACATTTTACCTGCTGAAGAATATGGTGAATTAGAATTATTGCTTTCTGAGGGATCGCAAGTAGTTTTAAGCAGTCAACCTACTGTAAATAAATTACGCAGAAAACTGCGAAATTATACAGATAATGATTACTTATTATTAATGGGTGATCCTGTAGCCATGGGCATTGCATGTGCTATTGCATCTGATGTAAATCGTGGTAGAATACAATGCTTAAAATGGGATAAGATGGAAATGAAATATTATCCTGTAAAATTTAATCTATTCGAGAAAGGAGAAATAGATGATTGATTTTGAAAAAGACGTTAACATAGATATTAAAGATGATGCTCTAAAAGATATAAGTGAATTATCTCAAAAATTAGTTGACCTTGAAGAAGAGACAGCTATGCTTGAAGCAGCGTTAAAGAAAGTAAAAGAGAACGCTAGAAAAATTAGTGAAGAAATTATACCTGAAAAAATGAATGAGATGAACCTAACAAGTTTATCTTTAAAAGATGGATCAAAATTAGAAGTTGTTCCAGCAATTTATGCATCTATACCTGCAAAATATAAAGAGGAGGCTTTTGATTGGTTAAGGGACCACGGTCATGGTGACTTAATAAAGAATCAATTGTCAGCATCTTTTGGTAGAGGTGAAGATGAAAAAGCTGAAGATTTTAAACACAAGGTTTCAGAACTGGGATTACCAGTTCAGCAAAAGGTTTGGGTCGAACCTATGACCCTAAAAGCTTTTGTTCGTGAGCAAGTTACCAAAGGTAACGAAATACCCATGGACAAATTTGGCGTCTTTGTTGGTTCAAAGACTAAATTGAGTAAAAAATAAGAAACGAGGTAAAAATGAATAATGCTGTAAGTAAAAAGAAAAATGCTGAAGTAATACCTTTCGATAAAATGTTTGAAGAAGATTCAAACAAAGGATTTGAAACGGTTGACAATCAGGATACAGCAACACCAAGATTAAAAGTGTTGCAACCTTTGTCAGAAGAAAAAAAAGAACTTGGAGCCACAGAAGGTGATATATTTAATGATGTATCTAGAGAAACTTTTAAAGGCGAAGAGGGAGTAACTGTTATACCCTGTGGATACGTAAGACAGTATGTAGAATGGGTTGATAGGGGTAAAGGTAGCACTGGAGCACCTGTAAATATTTATGATGCAGGCAGTGATATTTTAACTAAAACAAAAAGAGATGGGAGTAAAGATAGACTACCTAACGGTAACTACGTTGAAACATGTGGTAATCATTATGTACTATTGGTTAAAGGCGACTTTGCTGAACCATGTGTAATTACCATGAAGTCTACAGCTTTAAAGAAAAGTCGTAAGTGGAATACGATGATGAAAACTTTAAAACGTCCTGGACAGAATGGACCATTTACACCACCTATGTTTTCTAAATTTTACAATTTAAAAACTGTAAGAGAAGAAAACGATCAAGGTTTTTGGTATAATTGGGATATTACAGCAGGAGATTTTTTGTCTGATAAAGATAAAAATCTCTATGCAATGGCTAAAGACTTTTCTAATTTTGTTTCTGATGGGACAGCTACTGTCAAACATGAACAAGATGTAGAAAAACAAAGTTCACCATATTAAATAATCAGGCGCCTTCGGGCGCCTTTTTAACTTTATGGAGAAATTTAGAGAAGTTTTTAGAGGACAAGAACGTGCGCATGGTTGTTACACCAAAGGTGGTGTAAATGAAAAAGGAAAGCACACAGGTGATTCTCGTATCGTAAGGCTGTTTCCACAGCCCGATAGTCTATGGGAAGAGCACTTGTCAGGTGTTAATAGTCTTGGAATTATACCTATAAACGACAATAATGAGTGTCAATGGGGTTGTATAGATATAGATCAATATCCTTTGGACCATAAAAAAATAGTAAATCAAATTAGAAAAGAAAATTTTCCTTTAATAGTGTGTCGATCAAAAAGTGGTGGCGCACATATTTTTAGTTTTGTTAAGTCTTTTATACCTGCTAAAGATATGAGAGCTAAACTACAACAGATAAGTGGGGAGCTTGGTTATGCAGGATCAGAAATATTTCCTAAACAAGAAAAAATTGAAAAAGAACGTGGAGATGTTGGCAACTTTCTTAATCTCCCTTACTTTGGTGGTACTGATCACAATCGGTACGCTTTTCTTGATGACGGCAGTGCAGCTACTTTGGACGAGTTTCTCGATCTTGTTGATAAGTATAGAGTATCTACAGAAGAATTTTCTCAAATAAAATTATCTAAGAAAAAAAATTTTAAAGAAATGTCTGACGGTCCACCCTGCTTAGAAACTCTTATGTCTCAAAAAGTACAAGAGGGTGGTAGGGACAATGTATTATTTCATTACGCCGTATATGCCAAGAAAAAATTTCCAAAAGAATGGCAGGATAAAGTTAATGAGTTTAATCAAAAATATATGGCAAAAAAACTTTCTATGTCAGAAGTTACAAAAACTATAAATCAACACAGTGAAAAAGATTATAATTATACATGTAAGGTTGAACCTATGTGTCAATTTTGTAACAGTAGTGTGTGCAGAAGTAGAAAATTTGGAATTGGTGATGGTTTTGAAAATGAATTTGATGATCTTACTAAGTATCAATCAGATGAATCACAATGGTTTATAACGGTTGATGGTAAACGTTTAAGTTTATCAAACAATGAATTGTATGATCAAAACTTGTTTCGCAAAGCATGCATGGGTAGAATTAATATTTTACCAAATGCTTTGAATCCAAGAGATTGGACAACCAAACTACAGCAACTATTAGCTGATGTAAAAATTATTGAAATGCCAATAGAGATCACAGCAACAGGAAGATTTTATGAATTACTTGAAGAATTTATCACGGACCAAGGTGATGCACAAGATTGGGAAGGTTTGCGTTTAGGTCAAGCATTACATAAAAATGACAAAATATATTTTAGGTTTGAAGCTCTTGTAGAATTTCTCACAAAGAAACAATTTAAAACATTTAATCCTACACAAATTGTAACTAGTATTAGAGGATTAAGTGGTGATAGCGGAAGTGTACGTTTAAATGGTAAAGTTCGTAGAGTATGGTATGTACCTAAAAATTTTGCACAAATGGACAAAGATCAATATTTACATCCTAAACCAGAAATGGAAGAAGAGGTGCCTTTCTAATGATTAATTTAATTTTTGGTCCGCCTGGAACAGGAAAGACTACTTACCTATTAAATGAAGTAGTGGCTAAAGAATTAAAAAATACCTCTCCAGATAAAATAGGATATTTTGCTTTTACACAAAAAGCTGCACAAGAAGCATTACATAGAGCTCTACGAGATTTTCCAAAACAAGATGCGGATGATTTTAAATATTTTAGAACTTTACACAGTTTAGCTTTTCTAGCATTAGGATTATCTGAATCTGATGTCATGAATGACGAAGACTATCGATTTATCTCACAACAGCTACAAGTTAAATTAACAAACCCAAATGGCGAAGTTCTTGGTTATGGTGTTTCATCACCTAACGATATTTTTATGAAAGTTATAGACATGTCAAAAATAAACGGTGTTAAATTATACGACCAATTTTTAAAAAGTGGACATATGCAAGGTGGTTGGCCCAAGTTAAAATTAATTGGTGAAACGTTACATGATTATAAGTTTGGATCTATGCGTAAATTTAAATACGATTTCACTGACATGATTGTTGAATTTTTAAAAGAGGATATCGCACCACGGCTCGATGTTTTAATTATTGATGAAGCTCAAGATTTATCTTTTATACAATGGCAAATGGTTGATAAACTTGCAGAAAAAGCAAAACGAATTTATATCGCCGGTGATGATGACCAGGCAATATTTCAATGGGCTGGTGCTAAAAGTGAATACTTACTTAATAAAGAAGGAAATAGAATTGTTCTTGATAAATCTTATCGTTTACCCATTAAAATACAACAACGTGCTGTAAACTTAATTAATCGTGTTAAAAACAGAGTTCAAAAACAATGGTCCCCGAAACAAGAAGAAGGTAAAATTGTGCATTTACCACGAAGAAACTTTGATCATCTTAAAGAAGGTAACTGGTTAATATTAGGCAGAACAAATTATTTTTTAGACCAGGTAGAAGATGAATTAAAATTACTTGGATATTATTATCATCGTGCAGGAAAAAGTTCTATTGGTAAAAGATTAATGAACGCAATTAATGGGTGGCGCATGTTACAACAAGGTAGTTTCATTGATCATGATACACTAAAAGATGTTTATTATTATATGGGAGCCAACATCGGTGTAGAACGTGGCTATAAAAATTTAACAGGTGTCGATCAAGATGCAACATTTAGTTATAATCAATTGAAAGAAAATAATGGTTTACGAGTGCCAAAAGATTATTCATGGCACGAGGCTCTTGATAAAGTACCAGAATACAAGAAAGCTTATGTATCTGACGTGATACGAAGAGAAGGTAGCTTTCATCCCGTACCACGGATCACGCTCTCTACTGTACACGGAAGTAAAGGTGGTGAAGCTGATAATGTCATGATACTATCAGATCTATCCCGTAAAGCAGATGAATCTTATTGGAGAGATAAAGACGATGAACGAAGAGTGTTTTATGTTGCTCTTACAAGAGCAAAACAAACATTATACCTTGTTAGATCTAAAACAAATAGAGAGTTTAGAGAAGTTTTTCTGTGAAAAAGAAACATGATTGGATTGATGATTTAAATATGAGAGCAGCCAAACATTTAGTAAAACTTGGATTAGAAAAAGATTGGAAAAAAACTTTTGAACGTATGACTAAGAGAAGACAAAAAAGGGAAAGGAAGAAGAGATGACTAAAAATTTTAATAGCAACACAACCAATAATGATGAGTGGTTAACACCTCCTTATATTATAAAAGAGTTTGGTGAGTTCGATCTTGATCCTTGTTCACCTCACCCAGACAAAAGGCCGTGGGATACAGCTAAAAACCATTACTATAAAAAGATGGATGGCTTATCACAAAGTTGGGATGGTAGAGTTTGGTGTAACCCTCCTTACGGTAGAGAAACTTTTAAGTGGTTAGAAAAACTTTATAACCACGGCAATGGTATTGCTTTAATATTTGCAAGAACAGAAACAATAGGGTTTCATGAACAAGTGTGGAGTAAAGCTCACGCAGTTTTTTTCTTCAAAGGTAGATTAAAATTTTATCATGTTGATGGTAGCGAAGGTGATTGTGCCAATGCGCCAAGCTGTTTAGTTGCATATGGTAACTTAAACGCAGAAGCGTTAGAGTTTTGTAAATTAAAAGGTAAATTTATACCTTTAAAAGATACATGGAGATAATGAAGAAATGACACAGATACCGATGTTTCAACCACCTAGTGAATGGACGCCACCACAAAATATACCCGATTTAAGTCAAGCAAAAGAGATAGCAATTGATTTAGAGACAAACGACATAGGTCTTAATACAAACATTGGTCCTGGTTGGCCTGTAGGAAAAGGATTTGTTGCCGGAGTTGCTTTATCTGTTGAAGGTTGGTCTGGATATTTTCCTTTACGACACGAAGGCGGTGGTAATTTTGATGAAAAAATTTTTAAATCTCAACTAAAAAAGATTTTAGAACTTCCCTGCGATAAAATTTTTCATAATGCTATGTATGATGTTGGTTGGTTAGACCACATGGGATTAAAAGTACATGGTCGCATTGTTGACACAATGATTGCTGCACCCATAGTTGATGAAAATAGATTTAAGTATGCTTTAAATGATCTTGGTAAACATTATTTAGGTGAAACAAAAAATGAAACTTTACTATACGAAGCGGCAAAGAGTTGGGGAGTAGATGCAAAAGGTGAAATGTGGAAATTACCGCCGATGTATGTTGGTCCTTACGCTGAAAAAGATACAGATCTTACATTAAAGTTATGGGGTTATTTTAAAACAGAATTAATAAAACAAGATCTCATGGGTATTTTTGATTTAGAAACTAAACTTTTTCCTATACTGTTTGAGATGAAAAAGAAGGGGGTACGAATTGACTTGGACCAAGCAGAGAGAACTAAGAAACTATTTGCTAAAAGAGAAAAGGAATTACTTGATAAAATCCTTAAAGACACAGGGGTCGCAGTGGATATATGGGCAGCAGCTTCTGTGGCAAAAGCTTTTGATGCAAAGAAAATTAAGTATGAACGCACTGAGAAGTCTGGCCAGCCTAAGTTTGATAAAAACTTTCTTACAACTCACCCTAGTGACCTTGCTAAGATGGTTGTTGAAGCTAGAGAAATTAATAAAGCCAGAACCACGTTCATTGATACAATCCTCAAGCATACGCACCGAGGGAGGATTCACGCAGAGATACATCAAATGCGATCCGACCAAGGAGGAACGGTAACAGGTAGATTTAGCTACAGTAACCCTAATTTACAGCAAATTCCTGCTAGAAATAATGTTATTGGACCTAAAATAAGAAGTTTATTTATTCCTGAAGAGGGTTGCAAGTGGGGAACTTTTGATTACTCGCAACAAGAACCACGAATCACGGTGCATTTTGCTAAATTAACGAACGGAGGTTTACCTGGTTCAGATACCGTCATAGACGCTTATGAGAACGATGATGCTGATTTTCATCAAGTAGTAGCGGATATGGCTGGAATTGATCGTAAAACAGCAAAAACGATTAATTTAGGCATGATGTATGGCATGGGTAAGGGTAAACTTGGTTCAGAATTAGGTTTAGATGAAGAAGACACCGCAGATTTATGGAAACAATACCATAAACGTGTACCTTTTGTTAAAGAATTAGCCGATAAAGTGTCAGCTCGTGCGCAAGATGTTGGATATATCAGAACTTTACTTGGAAGAAAATGTCGTTTTGACCTGTGGGAGCCAAATTTATTTGGCATAAACAAGCCATTACCTCATGTAGAAGCTATGAGAGAACACGGTAGGAACATTAGAAGAGCCTTTACATACAAGTCTTTAAACAGATTAATACAAGGATCGGCGGCAGATCAAACAAAACAAGCTATGATAGATTTACATGAGGAAGGCTTTCTTCCTCATATACAGGTTCATGATGAATTGAATCTCTCTGTTGATAGTCCCGATAAATACTCGGTAATAAAAACTGTAATGGAAAATTGTGTTTCGCTCAAGGTTAAATGCAAAGTAGATGTTGAAATCGGTGAAAGTTGGGGTACTATCAAAGAATATGTTAAAGACATTCGTAATAGTGGTTAGTTTGTGGGGTTTCAACGGAAGTACATGGGTCTACACAGGAAATCAAATGGTTTTGCAAGAAACTTATGATGAATTAAAACTGTGTCAGGAAATGGGCAAGAAGTTTATGAAGTTTGAAATGAATAAATATTTTACTTTTAAGGTACAATGTATCGAGGATATTAAAAAAGATATTTGACTATTTATATAAAATCCCATATATTACCCATATGAATATAGAAAAGTACAAAAGTGTTGCAATACACAAAGATACTTATGATAAAATTAAGCCTATGGCCAAAAAAGGTTATATGACGATTAATAATTTTATACGTATGTTAGTTGATAAGGAACACTTAAAGGAACAAGAAAGTAAGAAAGAGAGTAATGGCGTGGCGGATTAAATGAAATTACCCGATAGCCCAATTCGTAAGGTCTACCAATGTCCTAAATGCGATACGGTATCGGTAAAATTTTTTGATCCGAGACATAATACGTCTTACACATATGAAGAATGGAGGCGAATAGTACATGAAGGAAGTAAGGCTCTTGATAGATTACTTAAAATGTACGACCCAAAATTTTTTATATAGCTACCATTAAGGAGAAAGATGAGAAAGGAATCAATTTTACCAAGATTTAAATACAAGGCAAAATATGGCAGATTATACACACATGAGGTTTGTAAAGACTGTTCTAAAAAATATCTTTGTGATAACATGATGCAAGATAAAATGAATTATGAAGTGTGGCGTTGTATTCGATGTTACAATTTAAAATTAAGAAATTAGGGGAGATTATGAAGAAAGAAAAAAATAGTCATCACGGTAGAGAATGGTACGATGATGAATATGAATTATTTGAGAATGATGATACTCGAACAGAGCAAGTTTTTGATGTTAAAATTAGATTAGAAACTCCGGACGGCATAACCACAAGTCGTTTATTACGTGTAATACAAAGAGCGCTTAGTGATTCATTGTATTTATATAATGAAGCTCATGCTCATACAGTTTCGGGAGAATTAGTTGAAACTAATGAAATTGATGTAAATGCAGAAGTTTTAAATTTAGAAGTTTCAAGTGCAGAGCAAATAGCAAAGAAAAAAACTGATAAATTAAACGAATTATTAGGTAAAAAAAATGGAAAAAAATAGATCTTTAAAGTTACGTTTAACTGATGAATTTGATGACGTAAGAAGTAAAGTGATGCGTGATCCACGGACCAGGGAAGAATTGTTGGATAGACATAAATACCATCGTCTTGAAGATATTATAAAGAAGCGTTATGGCACGAATTATTTTTTACGCATCACGAACCATGGTTGCATTATCATCGATCAAGCAGATGATTTGCGCTAATTGTAAAGGAGAAGGTAATGTTAAGCTCAAGTTTGAATGTGAAGAAGCAGATCAAAAATGCAAAGTTTGTTACGGCAAAGGCAAAATTAAGAAAAATGAATACTATCACCAGTCTTGGGACGACGGCGCAGGTAGTCCTTCCTTCTACTACGGTCCGCCACTTGACGTACAAGGAGATGAAGGATTTAAAAACTACAAAATTTATCCAAAGTAAACCAGTTTTAAAGTTTAAAGGTGAAATACCTTTTTAGAGTTGGGATAGAGGTATATTCTGGTGGCTCCACACAGGTCATGTTTAATCACGCAGATGGTTCGGGACCTCGAATCTCAAGATCGTTTAACATAACCCGTTAAACCATTAATGTGTGCAAAAGGGGGAGGTTCACACTAGTTTAATACTAGTGCCCCCTTTTTTAATAAGTATAGATATTTTTAGCCCATACTGATTTTAAAAACTCTTTTACCCCCCTGTTACAGCCGTTACAACGTTACATTACTTTAACTTACTGAATTTACTACGTTTTTATGTAACATATTTGTAACAGCAAATATTTCTATCTGTTACACTATTGGGATATTTTAAGCCCTACTTAGAATTTATAAAGATAGTAGGGTAAAATATAACTATACCTTTTAAAAAAAATACATATAATTAGGATATTATGCCAAAAATAAGAGATGGTTTAAGTCCTAAACAAAAAGCATTTGTTGAGATCTTTTGTGCAGAAAATGGTAGATTAACGCCTACTGAATGTGCAAAACAAGCCGGATATTCAGAAAAAAGTGCAACCGCAGCAGCTTGTAATCTTCGTAACCCTAAATATTACCCCAAAGTAGTTGAAGCAATTGAAAATTTACAGAGGGAATATGCAGAAGCCACAAAAGTAGATGTTGTAAGACACTCAAGAGAATTGGCTAGGTTAAGAGAAAAAGCTGTAGAAAATGGACAGATTGGTCCTGCTGTTGTTGCTGAATATAGAAGAGGTCAATTAGCGGGTTTTTATGTTGATAGAAAAGAGGTAGTCACCGCATCTCTTGACAACATGACCAGGAAAGAACTTGAATCAAAGTTAAAAGAGATACGGGACAATAATATTGTTAATGCCGAATATGAAATCATCGATACAAACAATAAATTAGAATAAGTAAAATTAAAGTTAACCAATTACCTAAAAAAATTATAAACATTTAATTCCTTTCTTCTGGTATTTTATTTAAATATTCATCATCACCATGACTACCCCAATAATTTGATGCATTAAATTCATCAAAAGATATTTGAAAAGGATAATTTTTAACAAAGGGTTCAAATTCATTTATTTTCTTTTCATTAAATTGTTCATAATCAATAATATGTTCTTGAATTTGAAAAATTTCTTTATTAATTTTATCAATTGATTTCAAAATTTTAATTTCTAAATCTTTATAAAAAATTTCTTTTTCTATCATCTGTCCAACTCCTTTACATTTATTGTCAATTCAACTTTCCTGTCAGCCCATTCACCATTAACGGATTCATTCCATTGTTCTAATAAAGGCAGTAAATTTTTAAAACTTATATCTTCACCATTAAGACAAGCTAATAATTGACCTTTTTTACTTTTACCATTAGTCCACCTCGTACCAATGTTGTTCACAACATATTTATCTATATGCATAACTTTCTCCCTCATCTTTTTTATTTTGTTCATAACCCTCACGAGCGGACATTAAGTGTGAATCAAAATCCCAATTTACTTCAGCTACATCTTCTTCCATGCTATCTGCCCTATCGCAAAAATGCATTAAAGCTATAAGTACATCTGTTACATTATAATAGCCGAACTTATCTGATTCATCTCCATTCAAACCTAACAATTTTTTTATTTTGTTAGCGTCATCATTATTATTCATTTTTCTCCTCCTCTATTTCCATCACTATTTTGTAATCCCACTCTTCTTGATCATCATCAAAATAGTAATCCAATTTAAGATTATGTTTTTTCAACATATCATTAATTTCTTCCATAAATAATTCAGCAGTTTCAAATGTGGGTGTATTATACGCCCAAGCTACATAATTTTGTTTACTCATTTTTATTCCTCATTTAAATATTTTTTCAAATCTTTAATTTTTTCAATGTCCTCATCATCAATAAATACACTAGGAAAATGACTACAGTCACCTTTGAAAGTGTAAAAGTTACCATCATTATCTTGGTATATTATATCATAGATATCTAATTTCATAATTTATCCTTTCATACCTAATCTGTGAAAATTATCTTTACCTTTAACAAATGTTTTCCTGTCATTAGCTAACCAACCAATAACACCATAATACTGTCTTTGTTCTATTTGTAACCAAATTAAAGTTGGTTTTGGTTTTTTAAAAAATCTCAATATCTTTTTAATCATTTTTGACCTCACTTTCATTATGATCATATTCTAAAAAATTGTCTATCATATCAGCAAGAATACCAAATTCATCTTCTGGTGATTTATCAGACCAATCTTCAATTTTTCTATTTGTTTTACAAATACCACTCAATACTTGTAAAAATTGTTTAGCTGTCATAAGCATATTCTCTTTTTCATTACTCATCATATTACCATTTTCCCTCTTCAATTGTTGGACAGATACACAACTCTTTTTTGTTAACGTCATCAGTGCTTAAAATACAGCCCCAATGATTGTCGTCCATTATTTCATTCCAAAAAACAATTTCTAGTTCTTGGTTTTCTTGTTGTAACAATTTAACAAATTCTTTTACTTTCATTATTACCTCTTCTTTCTTTTGTGATACTGACCTCCCTTTTTAAAGCACTTATCGGAACGCTAGTCGGTGTCGGTTTTATACACTTTCACAGTATCACAATAGTTATATAATATTAAATGGGATTAAATGCAAGAATATACTTGTATTATTTTTTTTAATGCATATATGCTTTTTAAGGTTAAAAGAGCAATCCTTTAAGTAGGAAATATAAAATCTCTAACCTTAACTAGAAAGACCAATGAGCAGGTTTTATGTACACTTTCTAGTTTAAAAGGGTAGTCGTTAAATCCTTTTCGACTACCCTGTAGGAGTAAATATATGAAAAAATTTAAACAACCTTATATTAAAGATAATTTTTATACAAGTTCCTATTATGGTTCTAGAGGTAAAAGAGAAATTAGAGTATCAAAAGACCCTTATGTGTATTTTACTGTTAAATTAAGAAATCACTTGTCTTGTCTTGGTAAATGGCATTTAAGAAATAAAATTGACCATAATAAAAATACAGAAATAATGAAAGCTGTTAAAAACTTTTATGAAACAATAAAAGATAAAAATATAAATGATTGGGATTTTGACAATTTAGTTCTTGACTTAGATAATTTATAACTATATGGGATAATATATTATTTAATTATGAATAATATTAAGAAAGGATAAAATTATGCAATTAAGACAATATCAAATAGATCATTATAGAGGTAAAATATATTCAATAATTGATCCAATTAAAAAAATTAGACAAATGGAATTACAATCCAAAAGAGAAGAGGTTAGTGATGTAGTTGCTAAAAAAGTAAGATCAGCACTAAAAATTGACTCTTACAAATCATACTTTGAAAGCATTGATAAACAGGTTATCAAACTTTCAGAAGATTATGAAAAAGCAAAAAATAGATTGAATGAAGAAAGGATTGAAAAAACACAAAAACTTGTTGAAATTTTTAAAAAACAAGGTTGTGAAAGTTATCATTTACCCGATAGAAGAGAAACTTTTGACAATTCAAAAATTGAAGATTGTTTAAGATCAATCGTAAATGAAATGACTGAACAAAAATGCAAAACTATGAAAGAATTTAAAGAATTAAATAAATTAGATCATATAAAAGATTGTATGTTTGACGCTTTGTTTGAGGAGGGTAGCTCTAAAGATATGTTAAACCGATTAGATGCTATTATGAAAGGCACATTAGGAGTTGGTTTTAAGCGTGAAGAAGCGTTACTATTAACTGAAAAATAATTACATAATTATATTGACTATCTCATATTTATGGGATAGTCTTTCACGTGAAATAGAAAGGATAAATTATGTTAAAAAATATACAGGTTTTAAATTTTTTTGAAGTAAAAATAAAAACTTACGATCAAGATGGTAAACCTATGAAAAAACTTGCTCAGGACGATATTCAAACTGTCTTAATGAGAGTTGAAGATGAATTAAGAGAAAATGCAAAAGTTGATTTTCAATGTGAAACGCAAGACTTTGTTATAGATTTTGAAAACAAGACTGTAACTGAGGGAAAATTAGAGAAAGGATAAAATGAAGAATTGGTTTAAATCTTTGTCAATTGAAGAGTTAAAAACTTGGATAGAAAATTTTTCTAGTCATAAATTGTTAAGGTCTTTTTTAGACAATCAACCTAGCGATCAAGATTTAGAAGAAGCTAAACAAGTATTACAAGATAAAATTGATCTAGCTATAATGCTAGATCAAGAAGATAGAAAACTATTAGAAGATCATGAAATATGGTTAGATATGGTAAATAAGAAAGGATAAAAAATGAATATAAATTTTAATTATAAAGTATCAGTTGAAATTTGGTCAGAATATACATCGGAACAAATTGAATTAGTACAAGGTAATTTTTCAGAAGAACTGAAAAAGCAATTAAAAAAGGAGATAATAGACAATATTAATAAGTCTAATTTAATTCATACAAATTTAAAAGATGAAGAATTAGAATATGAAATTAATCATAAAATATTTGAAAAAGTTTAAGAAAGGATAAAAAATGATTAAAGTTAAAAATGCTTTTGAAAATGCAATTAATAAAGAAGCCATTGATAAAATGGATTTAAGAACTTTAAATTTTGTTAATGATTTATTAGATGGTAAATTAACAAAAAAGCAAAAAGATATTGAAATTAATAGAATTAAAAAATTAGCAACAATTGGAGAAAGGATTAAAGCAAAAAATGAAAGATATTAACTACATGGAATTTGACGATTTATTATTTAATTCTTTGATTGATTATTTTAATTTAGATTTTGAAGATGAAGAAAATTTAAAAAAATATAAAGAATTTAGAAATAATTTAGTAGACCTTATCGATGAAATTATAATTAATAGTGGAAGCTAAATTTTATCAAGAAATTAAAAAAAACTTGTCCAATGTTTATTTTGAAAGGATAGAAAATAGGATTGGACAAGGTACGCCCGACCTCACAGCCGTTTATAATAAAAAAGAAATTTGGATAGAATTAAAATGTATAAAACTAAATAAAGTTTATTTATCTTCTTTTCAAATTGCCTGGCATTATAAAAGGTATTTACTAGGAATTCAGACTTTTATCATAGTTAAAAGGGTCAAAGACGGGCTTATAAAAGTATATGATAACGAAAAAACGCTAAAATTAGCCAAAAACGGCTTCAAATGTCCGTGTTTCATGGTTCTTGAACCTCGAACCAAGTACCAAGAATTACTGAAATTATTTGATTAAATCTATAATATGGGATAATGTGGGCTAATTAATTAGAAAGGAAAAAATATGGCTTATTCTTATCCAATTTGGAACAATGTGGAAGCGTGTATTTATGGCAGTTCGAAAAGCTGGGGTGCCAAAGATACTTGCAACGTTAATGTTAACGTTGGTTCAAGTGCTAAATATTCAAATCACTTTGTAAACCACACAACAACAAAAAGAGAAATAGAAAAGGATTTATTTGAATTCAGATTTTACGTTGATAATAAAATAATTAAACGTGCTTTATTTGATAAGAAGAATAAAACTTTTAATTTTTTGGAACGTGAACCAATGACCACGAACCAAGAACCAAACCCAAAACAACTTGAATTATTTAAGAAAGGATAAATAAAAATGATTAGTGAAAAAGAAGAGTTTATTACTGAAACAATAATTAAAAAACATTTAGACAATTTTGACGAAAACCCTAAAAATGTTTTAGATTATTGCATCGCTTCTTATGGAATAAGTAAACCAATTCAAGATGATTTAGGTATTCTCATTCAAGATATTAACGATCAAGATCATGAATATTTTAAATTTTGGGATAAAGAAGAAATAAAAAAAGTTTCAATTTTATTAGATTTTATAAGAAATGGTGAAGCTAGAAAAAATGCAGAACAATTTAAAAATATAGCAAATTTAATAAATGACCATAAGAAAGGAAAAATA